AACAAGTCCGGAGAAAAGGTCATCCTTTATGGCGAAACTGGCATGGGCAAAACAACCCTTGCAGCCATGTCCCCTAATCCGGTGTTCATTGGTTTGGATGATGGGGGTCGAAAGATACACCATCCTAAGACCGGTGAACTACTCCGACATATCCCTGACGTCAAAACGTTCGAGGACGTAAGGGCCGCTCTTAACGCCTGTTTGGAGTTAGACTGCAATACAGTGATAATCGACACTGTTACTCTTCTTGAATCACTCGCCGAGGATTATGTTTTACGTACAGTACCGGGGCCACAAAATTCCGCGTGTAAAAATCTCGAATCTTATGGTTATGGCAAAGGTTCCAAACATCTCTACGACGCTATGAGATTACCGTTGGGGGACTGTGACAAGTTGATTGCTGCGGGCAAAAATGTAATAGCAATCGCCCAATCGGTCAACAACAAAATAGCTAATCCTCTCGGAGACGATTATCTGTGCAACGAACCGAGACTCTACCACGACCGGAAATATTCTGTTCTTCTGGCTTGGTGCGAATGGGCAGACCACATCCTCCGGATAGATTACCAAGGTACATGGGTAACAAAGAAGAACAAACAGGATTCTTTCGGTAAAATATCTGGGGACACGACCCGTATCGTACAAACTAAAGAAGAAGCATATTACAAGGCAAAAAGTCGGACATTGGATGAACCGATTATATCGTTTTCTACCAAAGATGATGATAGTTTATGGCAATTTATGTTTAAGGAGTAGGTTATGGACGAAATAAGTGTATATTATGTATGTGATTGCGGGAACAAGTGTTACAGAGTACCAACTTTACCGGCGAGTAATTCAGACCAAAAGGTTTTGTTCGTTATCACAAAGGTAATACCAATATGTTTGGTATGCGGGAAAGAGATGAAACTTGAAGTAGCAAGGGAAGTGTCAACAGCAAAAACACAAATAATAGATTTTAGAAGAAAGGGGTAAAATTATGTTAGTGAATCAGGAAGGTGTTTACAGAGGCATGATTCTGGACGGGGGCCTGTCCGAATCCAGCGGGGGGTTTCCGCAAGAAGTTTTGAGTTTAAAAGCTGAGGAAGTTTATGATGTAGAGTCGGATTCGTGGCTTCCAGCCGACGCCGAGAACGCCGAGATAACCTATTATGGCGTGCTCATAGACAGCAAAGACCACGAGACAAAAAACTGCAAGCAACTGAAGAAAATTGTTGGGTGGGACGGGGCAAGTTTCCTGACCTTGAGCGAAATGAATATGGCTGGAATACCAATTCAATTCAGAGTCGAGGAGAAGACCTATCAGGAGAACACATCCCTGCAAGTGACGTGGATTGACACGCCTGATGCCCCGCCGTTCCGAACAGTCCAGAAACTCGACAAGGAAAGTGTCAAAGCACTTCAACAGAAGTATGCTTCCGTCCTCGCTTCCACAAAGTCCGCAGCCAAACCTGCCGCCGCTGCTGTATCGGCCCCGAAAACGGCTCCAAAGGCAACACCGCCCGCAACAACTGTAGAAACACCAGAAGGCCGAAAGCCAGCACCAAGGAAAAAACCTTCACTCCCCACGAAAACGGTTATTGGGAAATGCACCGCTGACGAGGCTTATATGGCCTGTTACAGTCTGAAGAAAGACGATGTTACAGATGAGGCTTTATGTGATTTGTGGCTCAAAACCGTTGCCGGGGTCAATGAAGACGAATCCAAGATAACGAAAGAACAGTGGTTCGCCATCAAGGAAACCATTCTGAAACAGGTTGGAAAGGTCTAATGCCGAGTCTTGTTGATTTACATTATATTTATATCCAGAATGTCACCATGTTTCCTGCTTTACTCAGGGAGTTATCGGGGCAATTGGGAGTCTCGATAACTTCTTTGAGTAAGTTGGAAGTAGGTTTCAACCCTGACCACAACACTTGGATTTTCCCGGAGCGGGACGAACACGGCATGGTGATAGGATTGTTGGAACGTTACATGAACGGAAAAAAGTTCATGGTAAAAGGTTCTAAACGCGGTTTGATTTACGGAATAAATTATGAACAAACAGAAGAACACGAAAAGAAAAAATGGGTGCGCGTGTCAAAAGATTTTCCATGTTCTAAATGTGGAAAATCCGACGGATGTATGTATCCTGATGGGGAATACGACCAACCAAACGCACTGGTCTGTGTACACATTTCAGACGGTTCCATTAAGCCTCTTCAAATCGGGTATCTACATGTCTTGGATAAACAGTTATGGGAGCGAAGGCAAACCGGAACTCATTCACTCCTTCTACCATCATCACTTCCTATCTTGGTTGTCGAAGGGGCCTCTGATGTTGCGGCGGCTATGGACTTGGGTTTTACGGCGATTGGACGTCCGTCAGCCGAGGGAGGACTTTCCTTCTTACAAAAACTCCTACACGGGCGTGACACCATCATTGTTGGAGAAAATGACAGCGGAGCGGGCGCAAAAGGAATGGAGTCCACCTTTGTGGCTCTCAAACCTGGTAACAAAACATGCGTCAAAGTCCTCCCCCCGGAAGGCATCAAAGACTTCCGTCAATGGAAAACGTCAGGCCTCACACAAGAAGAGTTCCTCTCATACGTCGAGAAAACCGGAATTTGCTCCTTAGACCAGAACGTCTTTGAAGACGATATAGCGTACAGCATAGCCAAAGACTGGCTTCGCAGAAAGAAAACGGCAAACGGAAAACTGTTGTTGAGAATATTCAGACAAGGGTTTATAGAGTTTAATGGAAAGTGTTACGATGAAAAGTCAAACGAAAGCGTGCATGGAGAACTATATGAATTTCTCGCCAACAAGTCTTACATTCATACCGATTCTACTATACGCCCCTACAAACCAACGAGGGCTAAATTATACGACATCCTCGATGCGTGCAACGCCTTCTGTCCTATTGATGCTCGCCCACCCGCTTGGCTGGACAACGGTGTTCACCCGGACCCGTCACGCTTAATTACCTTTACAAACGGTATATTGGACGTGAATGACTATATCAAAGGTAAGATTACGCTTTACAACCCAACGCCTGATTTGTTTACATTTACAGTGTTGCCATATGATTTTGACGAGAATCTTAACTCTAAAATTTGGGAAGACTTTTTGACTGACATTTTCAATGGCGACAAGGATAAGATAACCTTGATGTCGCAATGGTTTGGGTACAACAGTGTGGCCGATTTGTCATACGAGAAATTGATGCTGTTTACAGGCCGACCCAGAAGTGGCAAGAGTACCGTGCTCGAAGCGTTACAAGCTATGCTCGGAGACCACAATTGTTGTGAGACTTCTTTTCAGGCTTTAGGCGGAGCGTTTGGGTATCAGCCTTTGGTGGGTAAGTTAAGCGCCATCATTGGGGACGCCAAGTCCCCAAAATATGGAGAAGCTGAATCAGTCCTTGAAAAAATCCTCCATATTACGGGAGGAGATGCCGTTAGTGTTAATGTAAAAAACAAGGCCGCACTACCACTGGTGCGTTTGAATTGCAGATTCACGGTAGCTATGAATGATTTACCCGCCTTTACCGACCACAGTAGGGCGCTGGAGTACAGGACAAACATTCTTACGTTCGACAACTCGTATGTCGGGAGGGAAGACAGGTCCTTGAAACAAAAGTTTAAAGATGAAGCTGGGGCTGGTAAACTGATAAATTTCGCATTAAAAGGTTTGGCGTCGTTGTACGCCAGCAATAATTTTATAGTGCCTGACGAATCCGCCATAGCTCTTCGGACATTCAGGGAATTGGTGTCACCTATCACGGAATTTGTAGAGAACTGTTTAATAGTTTCTCCAAATGATTATGTAGCCTCAGACTTTCTATACGACCTTTGGAAATGGTGGTGCGGTCGGGAGGGCAGGAACACTGGATTAAAGAATACTTTTACAAGGAACATACTCGCAACTGTTACGGATGCAGCCCAAATACGCAATGAAACAGGCAGGGTAATCGCCGGTATTAAGGTTACAGATTGGGCTGAAAAAGAATATGTGAAAGGGGTATGAATGTTCGAGAATATAGTGTGTACCGCAGCAGTTCTTATACCGTTTCTGTGTTTAGGCATTTTTATATACTGGTCTTTCGCAGACAGAGAGGATTAAAATGAAGGTGGAGTTTAGATACTGGTTCAGAACCAAATATATTGGTTTGAACCCCCTACTCTCAATAGGTTGGGACAGAGGGTCTGTCAGAGTTTATTTTGAATGGTTTAATTTTGTGATGTGTATTTTTTATTGGAGAAAGGATGTAAGATGATTAAGAAATTTTTACAAGAGAATGTTTACGAGATAATACTTTTTATTTTTGGTGCGTGTTTGCTAATCTTAGCTATTCTTTCTGGATGCGCCCCGCACTATTCATCGGTCCCTATCACCCAAGTGATGCCCGCCCCAGTCACACATGCCGCCGCCCTCATCCAAACGGTTTACAAAACGAATTGGCTGGCGACGATAGGTATCATCGGTATCGGCCTGAGTGTATTCGCGTTTTTGCAAGGATGGAAACAGGGTATACCTGCTCTACTTAGTTGTGCCGCCATTCTTGGCCTCACCTTAACAGTTACTCGGTACGGGGTGGTGTTGGCTTTTGGGGGCTTGGTTTTATTGGCTCTGTTTGTTTTGTACCAGATATTCATACGCAATAAGGCGTTGACGGAAGTGGTTGCAGGAGTACAGACTGTCAGAGATACCTTTAAAAAACACAATACAACATCTGAGGCGGTTCAAGCAAATACATTATTACCGGGCGTGACCAAACAATTAGCAGACGCTCAATCCCCGTCTACTGTAAAACTGGTTGAACAAATCAAGACAACATTACCTCCAGTGGAACTTGTGCCGTGACCATGATTCAAGTAGAAGTAAAAAGCATAGAATACAACAGGACTAAACAGTGGCTGTTGGAAAAACATTACGCTCATAGGATGTGCCCCGTTTCCTATGCTTTTGGATTGTTTGCAGAAGGAAAATTGGAGGGTGTTGTCACTTATGGAACACCTGTTTCAAGTTCCCTCAGAAGTGGAATATGCGGAGCCGATTACAAGAACAAGGTGCTGGAATTGAATAGGCTGTGTATAAATTCTTCTGCCCCTAAAAACAGTGCTTCTGTTTTAGTCGGAAGAAGTATGAGATTCCTTCCAAAAGACAGTATTTTGGTTTCATTCGCGGATACGCAACAAGGACATATTGGTTATGTTTATCAGGCAACTAATTGGTTATATACCGGATTATCGGCCAAAAGGACAGATTGGAAAATAAAAGGCATGGAACATCTTCATGGAGCGACCATAGCCGATATGTCGCGAGGACAGAAGAATAGAGCACAATGGATGAGAGAACAATTTGGGGATAATTTTTACTTGGCCCCAAGGCCAAGGAAACACAGATACGTGTTTTTCTTGGACAAACGTATGATTAAATATTTGAAATACCCTGTTTTACCATATCCAAAGGGTGAATCTAAACGATATAGTTGTGTTGATGTAATCGAAACCAATTTACAATGACCCACATAACGTCCAGAAACCAGTTGCTCACGTGGCTCGCTGATAACGCTCCCAATAAACAAGTTCAGCGAGCCTTAGACCGAGGGACGGTCATTGTGTGGGGTTTGTTCAAAGGAGGGTGGGTAGTAGAGGTCAGATACCACGAACGTTCCGACGTTATTGGCATACGAAGAACGGGCGTAGAGGGACGGCTGGTGTGTGGCCTTTTGAACCGAGTACCAGTAGAGGACTATATTGGCGGGGACACCCCATTATCGTGTGGGGACACCCCGTTACAGGGTTTGAGCGAGCCACCTGACAAACCCCGGTAATACAGACATGAAGAATCCAGAAACGGATGCGGCTGTGATACCAACGAGTAATTTTGTTAATACTCTATGATGCTCTAAATGATTGGTCATCATGACTTCTAACCTTACCAAGCGTTCTTTTGTGGTGACGTTGTTCTTATTGTTCACGGTAAAATATAACCTCCACCATACGTTGATTCTTCGTCTTCTTTATTGCCTTTGGTTAAAGCATATTCCGACCATATCAATCTACGCGGGTCGGTACTGTTTCCCATCATCAAGTCATAAGCCCCTTCCATCGTTCTAATATCTTGCGCCGTAATCTTTCCAGTGAACGCACCTATTGTCATAGCAGTTTTTTTAATCAACATGCGGATGGTCGAGGCTTTTTCCTCATCAGTCATGTCTTCCCAATTTGGTAATTTCTTGGCTTGTTGTATAACTCCGAAGAAACTCTCCCATCCTGAATAAGCAATTAACCCAGAATCCAACCCAGTGATTAAACGGTTGACCAGCCCGCCCAACAATATGGTAGGGGCCACCGTATATGTACCCAAATCTATTCCTGCTTCTTTCCAATCTCTGGGGAGCCTACCTCTGGCTATCATCCCAAACACCAGAGCAGGAATTATCTGTGACATCATTACTCTATAACCAAATTTTCCCCATCCTATATCACCCCTTATTTTGGCCCCGTATACATCGTGTACCCAGTAGTTACCCAATGTGGCAAGTTCTCTGGTGAAGACGGCGATGTTCTGGCTGAGTTCCCCACCTCGGTACAATCCTGGTAAGTCTTCTTTGTGGACCAATGATTGAGTTTTTGTTATTCGGGAATCTGCGTATTCTAACGCGGCTTTTTCGTTGCCGGGACTTAGTTTGTCCATTGAATATTCATAATAAGACTTCCACGCTATATTGGCTACAGCCTTATCCGCCCCGGCATACCAGTTCACTGACCTGTGACTAAGGCGTTTCTTTATAGTTTGGACCAATTCTTTCCGCTTGTAAATTTTGTGAACGTCCCGGCCTATGTCCCTATCTTTCATCAGTAAAGACCTGGCGTTAACAAAATCGGTCAGTTCTTGTTTGCCTCCCCACCACGCCGCCTGTGTGCTGTTCTTTATAATATATGGAATTAGGGCCGGTTCATCGGCCATAGACGAGAACAAGGCCAAGGGTTGGCGCATAACCATAAGAACGTTGCGGCCCGCAGCGAAGGCTGTAGCCTTGCGCCGCAACAAGGCACTGATAGACTCAATGCCTTGTGTATCACTGGGTATACCACCACGTATCTTATCAGAGATGAAATTGTTTAGAATCTTAACACCCATATTATAAGTACGATTGTTGAGTTCGCCCAGAAATCTCTGATTTGACACTATAGACCTTAATTTTTTGGCAAGAGGGGCCATCTGAATAAAACGTTGAACCCTGATTGCATTATTCATGTAAAGTTGTGACAAGTCAAGGTTTATTTTACCTTTACCCCCAGGAACTCGCAACAACAACATACGACTCTCAGGAGATACTGGTTTTCCCGCCGCGTATTCGGCCAATTGGTCCGTATAGTCGCGTCTCTCGGCAGGATTAGCATCTTCAATCGGGACATACCGAAATTCTTTTTTGAGTTTACCCAAATCCCATCCGGCCTGGACAGCAGAGTTGACCAGGATTTTCCATTGTTGTTCAAATTTGGCCATGATGAAAGAGTAGACTTTGTGTTCATCTGGAGTAATCGAATTACGAATAGCGGTTATGTCTTTTTCAGAGAACCCAGATTCTAACAATCTATTAAAACCCGTTTCGTTTTCGCTGAGACCAACAACACCTATCTTTTCCATAGACGTTAATTTATGTTTAGTACCCTTTATCTTCTGGGGCCGCCACATGTACTCTATCTTTTTGGTCTCCAGTTTTTCTACTACATCAACCAGTTCCATCTGTTCACTAAACGCGTTGATTCTTGACAGAGACGACGCCTCCATCAATGGATGAAGAATTAGTTTCTGGAACAAGCCGTCAGGGCTGCGACCGTCAAGGGCCTCGAAGAACCTCTCCCGCATCCCGAATATTTCACCCCCTATAGCCTTCATTTTACCAAGACCGTGAACAAACCTTCTCCATAGAGAAGGATTATATTCTCCAGTTTCTGTTATTTTGGGTTTTGTTTTTTGGAGTGTTTCTACCAGACCTTCCGAAACTTGTTCGAGTTTTCCGGCGGTCTGCAATTCGTATCCAAGTCTCTTGGCCTCAGCGTACATAGCCTCAACAACTTTCTTGGCCTCTGGAAGAGTCATATCCTTCATAGATGTCTTACCAACAATCTTCTGCATGAACGCACGCCTGGTTGTGTCGTCCCATCCGAGTACGCCGGGTATGTCGTGACCCGCCTTTAATGTTTGGCGTCTCGACTTTCTCTGGGTTATGGTCTTTTCTTTCTCTGGTCCAGTAGGAATGGCCCCTGTTTTTTCCAGAGTAGTGTTCATAATCCTTAACGTTTTGTTGAGGAATATTCTTGGTGTTTCAATGGACGATTCCCGTACCTGTACCGTACCAGAATTATCTACCCACGCGACGACTATTCGGTCTGCTCGGTCGCCGTGTTCATCCACAAATGTTTTAGCCAAAGATATTTGTTTTTCTGTAGGGTTCGGGCCGAACTCGACGAGGATACCGCTGGCCTGAACACGGGTTCTCATTGTGCCCTCGGAAAGCACATCTTCGGATGTCATACCAACACTACTGGCAAGTTTATCATGTGTGGAAGGCGAAACCGAAAGTATTCTTCCTTCCGGGGTCACAAAATGTGCCGAACCTTCTCTGATACTTTTAATTTCTAATCCAGGAAAGTTTGTGAATATCTTGTCGATACCCCGTTTACCTTCTTTTTTAAGGCTCCTGGCCGCCAAGTTTTCGTGGGTATCGCCCTTAGTAGGCACGTTTACACCCACGGATACGTCCTGAGCGATTGTAGGAGGTTTTTCAGTGACAGGCACTATTTTGGTAGCGAACAGGTTCTTGACCTTTTCCTGTACGCTTCTTTTGAAATCTGTCGGATGGTGTGACCGTCTTCCCCCAGGTCCTCTTGCTCCCTTGGGTTGGACAGTATGTAACAACTCGTGTATTATGACCCGTTTTATCATAGCCTGGCTTGGATACAGTACATCACCTATGTTGACCCTTAAACCAATATGGTTCCATGCCCAGTTTACTTGGCTCTGGGAACCTACCTTAAAGGATTTGCGTCCGGGTCGAATCGTCATCATAGCCCCTTTATTACGATTTGTTCCCGTTACTACGTAATCTTTTCTTCTGGATGAGAACACCCATTTCTCAGGGTGAGATATTCCCAGTTCATCTGCTATAGCATTACCCACTTCCTCAAGTGATTTCTGGTCTACAACTTTTTGAGGGAACTTACTCACGATACGTTCTCGTGTTTGTATGTTGCCAACAATCTGCTCCTCGACCATTTGCGCAATTTTTTGGTCTTTGACTTCGGGAGGAGTATCGGCAGGTATCTCGGTCTCTGCCCGTTTTGTAACTTGTTCTGCTACTGTATCCTCATTTAAAGATGCATCAGCGTATCCGGCTTTAACATGACCCGCGACGGCCCCACCTATGCCTATGGCCCCGCCCATAACCCCAGCAACAAAACCTTCCTGAGCACGGCGGTCTATGAAGTCCCATATAGTACCTGGAATATCCTTGTTATAAATTGCTTTCGCTGTGAGTTCTTGCCAGGTCCCCTGAGCCATTTCCTCAACAGCCTCTTGGGCCATTACTTTCAAGGTATCGTAGGTTAGGCTTTTCAAACCTTTAAGTGAAGATTTCTGTGCAACCCTGTTTAGAACAGTGTTGAAGTTTCCTCTTCCAATTTTCAAAAATTGTTGTAACTGCATCTGTTCTAACGCAGCCGACACCGAACCATACACAGCATACGCAATGGCGGCGTCTTGGTCTGATGCCCCGTCGGCCTTGGCCTGGTCATAAGCCTGTTGTCCTTCAGTAACATACATCAAGCCTAACGCCAGATTAGGTTGACCTGCGGCAGTCAATATTCCCGCCCCCAATAGAACTGGGAGAGATTCGGCTATGGCTACTCCAAGTTTGCCTGGATGTGTCACCAAGTCTACAAAACCTTTTGGAGGATTCGTTGCCCATTCGGGATGATTCTTTTCTATAATTTGTTGACCAGCCGCGTGGAGTTTGGCGGGTTCAGCCAACCAATCCGATACTATATTAAACGAGGAATCGGATTCTTTCATCTGTTGTCTGAGTTGTTCTTGGACTAATGGGTCTTTCTCATGCAGAATCTTACCAGCGAAAGCATACTGACGCATGACATTGAGTTGTTTAACGGCAATAGATGGGGCTTCTATGACAGCCTGTCCGAGTTGCATACCACCTTTGGCGAATCCACCTACGAGTTGTTCCGGTAATGTCCCTTCGACTACCTCATCTTGTTGTTCCCAAGGCGTTTTGTTAACGAGTTCGTCTTGTTGTTCCCATGATTCCATTAACGTTTTGTCCTTACCTTTCCATCAGTTCCTATATATTGTTGTCCGGATTTTATACTATCGTATTCTTCTTGAGTCTTGGGAGAAGGCAACTGTTGGTTAATTGCTTTGCGTTTTTTAGACAAATCTCTGTATAATAGGGCGGCTCCTACTGGGGACACACTGGCAATACGGACACCGAGTGGGACTTTTGGTTTGAGAGAAGAAGCCATCGGGGAAAGATTTTCACCAGACGCTCTCTTGCGCGCTATCTCCAATAAACGGGAATCATAAGTTCTCGACATTTTAATGTCCGGGTCATCTTTGATAAGACCTTTCCACGCCTTCAACGTTTTTTTGTCCGCTCCCATAGCCTTGTCCCAAGTCAAATCAAAGGCTATTTTATCTGATACGTTTTTACTATCATATCCGGCTGTAGCGCGAGCGGAAAAATATTGTTCTTTAAGAGCATTTGGGTCTGAATAATTCGTTGAGAGCCAAGGTGCCACGATGGTGGACTTTCCGGCTTTTTCAAACGCTTTCTGATAACTCCCAGTCTCTCCTGGGGTGAACCCTCCACTCTGTTCTGGCTTTGTTGGTTTTGGATACATAGCATCCAGTGTTTCCTTAGGAAGAACCAGACTGAACATGGCCTGTTTACCCAGTTCTGGGTCTATCTGCCCAGACGTGATGCCCTGTCTAATGTTATCGAGTTGAGTCCGCACGCCAGCCACAGCAAGTTTGGCCTGGTCATACTCGGCCTGCATACCGGCCACGACTTGGTTGTGACCTTGTGGTGGTAACTTGTATTCTCTTAGGTTCTTTTCTTTTGCCGCGTAATAATCCCACAAGTCCGTCAGGTTTTTGTCGAGTACCACGTAAGGATTAAGGTCAGTTCCTCCCCCAACATCTGAACCACCACCACCACCAATTTCACCCAGTTGTACCGAGAACCGGTCCAGTTTACCAGCGGTTGCGGTAGGATGATAGGTCTCTATCGTGCCCGATTTGCG